CTAACTAACAAACTAACTAACTAACTAACAAACTAACCAACGCAGCCTATGCCTCGGTCCCCCCACTTCATGCGCCGTAAGATCGCAGACTGTGGGGGGTCGGGCTTTTCAGATGCATCGACACTTGTGAACGTGAGTCATGAGTTTGATCCTGAGGAAGACAAACAAGTTGATTATTTGGAAGGATGCCTTCGGGTGTCCACGGAAAGGGAGTTCCATTTGGATGTGCCCCATTTTCAGTCCGATGAAGTCGACAAACGTTTCGTTGAAATGTCCAACCCGCTTAATCAGTGTGGGCCTCTCCTTCGGGATGAGGTGCCTGTCGTCACAGGTTCGGACTTTCAATCTTTCATGGCGGCGTTTAATAAACGTTGTAACACGGTGCACGATGACGATATCGAGGACGCTGAGTACAACGCCGTCTATGACCTGAATTCACGTCTGCCCACTGGCTTTTTGGAGCCATGGGACGAGAATGATGAGGACAGGCTTAGATGGATGGCCAAATTTGACCCGCATAAGCGGGCACGCATGGAAGAGGCGTTTCACGAAATCACCAACACCTCTTTGAAATCAATCGGGACAAAGGATCTCTCCGTCAAACACGAGACGTTAATTAAGCGTAATGACCCTGGCTGGGCCGCTAGGGTGATCTACGCTGGCAGCGATGTTTTCAACGCTGTCACCGGGCCCGCCGCCATGGTCACAATGGAGCGTTTCAACGCCATTTTGGCCGCTGATGATGGCACACCCGGCCGTGAGATTGACGGGATCCGCACACTCACTGCTTACAAGCAGACCGACGTGGCATTAGCCACTTTCATCTCAAGTGATGAGAAGTTGAAGCATATTTTGGAGGGCGATTATTCTGCCAACGACAAACATCAAAGGAAAAGGGTCCATTTGCTTTTTGACCATTTCCTTAGCGTTATTAAAATGCCCGTTTGGTTGAGAAACCTCCTCAAAGGCATCAACACTTTTAAAGTTCAAAGCCGGCATTTCGGCTTGAGCGCAGTTTTGAAGAACCAGCTTCCCACTGGCACCACATTCACAACCGCCAGGAATTCTTGGTATGGTTGGGCCATTTTCACCACCGCTATGAAGCGCGCCCGCGCAAAGGGGCGCGCTCTCATTTTGGGTGATGATTTGTTGGCCGTCGTCGACCGTAAGGTCGATTTGGCTGAATGGGTGCGCCACGTGGACCGTTTCAAAATGGTGCTCAAGGCCAAATCCCCCAAATTTTGGGGAGATGCCACATTTCTTTCTCGGAGACTCATTTGCGACCGCGAGATTCCTTGTATGGTTACTTTGATTGGCAAAGCCATATGTAGGTTCAATGCTCGTGCGTTGTACACCGAAAACAAGACCAGTTCTCAGTACATGTCGGGCAAGTCTTTGTCTTATGCTTATGAATTTAGGCACGTTCCGTTCCTCCGTGATTTCTTTTTGGAGCGTCACGTTTTGGAGGATTCGTCTAGGTTGTCTTTAGATGATTTAACTTGGACTGCCAAGATTTCCGGCATTGACTTGCGCAACATTGTACCGAACATTAAGGCTGAACAGGTCTTGGTTTCGGACGATGAGTTCCGTGATTGGTTTATGGAAACATATGACCTCGGTCTTGTTGACCTTGAGGAAATATGTGAAATGGTTTTACTTTCTGATGAACTGATACTTGTCGAGCATGCCGCCGTTGCCAACCTTTCCAGGGACTGGGCTTAGGCGCCTGCTTAGTGGTGCTGCAGTGGTGAGAATCCACATGAGGAGCAATTCTCAGCACCTCAGAGTGGTCTGAAGGGTTCGACCCGAAACCC